TCCGACAAATATTTTGTAATGAAACTATATAAGAATGACACCAACAACCATAGTTCTGATAGTTATTATACTATTATTAGTATACGTTTTATATGCATATTTAACCGGCACAGTTACATCTCTCACACAGACAGCCAGTTTGAAGTCGCCTGTGCCTGCTATTACCAATATTGATGGAGCCCGAAACACGCGATATGGTTACAGTATATGGATATATGTAAATACGTGGTCAAACTCTGGAACGAAGACAATATTTAGTCGTGCTAATAATATGAAGTTATATTTAGATACGACAAGTCCTAGCTTAATGCTGGATATGGCAATGAATGGTCCAGCTGGTGGTGTCTATGCAAAAGACACGATGACGATTACCACCAATTTCCCTCTTCAAAAGTGGGTTTGCATTTCGGTTAGTGTTGACAACCAGTTCGTAGATGCTTATTTAGATGGAAAATTGGTAAAATCACAAAGGATGTTCAAACAACAAACAACTCCTGGGGTCGGGTCAGCTCCTGCAACAGTCGCTAGTTATATTCCAATAACACCTCCTGATGCCACATTAAGCCCTATCAATTTAGGAAACGTTGGCCAAACCGGCGGGTTTACTGAATTTGACGCATTTATTGCCGAATTTAAGCGATGGTCTATACCGATTGACCCACAGAGTGCGTGGGATACATATTTAGCTGGAAATGGTACAAACGCAATATCTCGTGCATTCTCGTCATACGGAATAGATGTAGCTGTATTAAAGAATAATGTAGAGCAGACAAGGTTCTCGTTCTAAGATGATATAATAAAAGACGGATATAATTAAAAACGTCTGACATTTAATCCCAACGTATATTATAATAGATATAATATGAGTTTTCAACCAAATATAGCGCCTTCATCTTCTGGATCAAGCTTTGGTCAATCATTTGCAAATAGTGTTGGCAGTACAGCTGATAGTGTGAGTAACAATTTGTCTAGCACATTTACCGAGTTTTCTAGTCAAACTACCGCGGCAACGGGAGCAACTAGTGAATTTTTAACATCAAATACAATCATCGCAAAATTTGCATTTATATTATTAATATTAGTTGCATTTTTATTGCTATTTAATTTAGGTGTAACAATTCTTGGTTACCTCACGGATCCGTCTCCTGATCCGTATATTATAAAGGGATTGATTGATGGTAACACGGAGAAGAGAATACCACAAGATCCAAAACAGACCAATTCTATACCGATATATAGGTCAAATGATCAGTCCAAAGGTATGGAGTTTACTTGGACAATATGGCTATATATAAATGATTTGGGAACTAAGGCGGGTAAATATCAGCATATTTTTAGCAAAGGTGACGGAAATGTAGATGGAACAACGAGTTTATCTACAATAAATAATGGACCCGGTCTCTATATTAAGCCAATGGAGAACACACTTCGCATTAAAATGGACACAGTCTCTCCGACAGACACCAATACCGAAATAGAAATAGACAACATACCTATTAGGAAATGGGTTCATGTTGCGATGCGTTTACAGAACACCGTATTAGATGTATATGTAAACGGTATTGTAGTAAATCGTCTATTACTGAATAATACACCTATGCAAAACTATGGTGATGTATATGTATGTCAACAAGGTGGTTTCGCAGGAAAGTTATCTAATTTGAGATATTTTAGCAGGGCATTGAATGTGTTTGAAATAAATAATATTGTCTCCGCTGGACCAAATTTGAATGCAGCCGAAGATGCCAAACAGGTCGGAGGATTTGGTTATTTATCTAGCATGTGGTATGCATCTAAATATTAAGTATAGTAAAATATAGTACTAGATATATAGTATATTTTACAAATGGCAAATATTAGCATGAACTTAGATTTGATGTGTGAGTTGAGAAAACAACGACAATCATTATTTGCGATGCCATCATTTCGTGCAACACCCATATCGCCTTATCCAGAGTATACGAAGGAGCAACTGGATATGCGCCGAAAAGCGGAAATACTACAATATGCGGGTAATCGTATGAATACCAAAACTAATAGTCTGACAAAGACGGGTCGCTTTACACAAATTATTACAGGTAAATATCAGTCTCGTTCATATACTACAACATATAACGAAAACGTTAGTTATAAATATGACAAATTATTAAACCTGAATAGCGTTGTTATTGAGCGTGTTCCAGTATATTCAGTTTTTGACTGTTCACAAGACGATCTTATTCCTGTTCCCACATCTTCGTCTGATGTACCTGGTCCAATAATCAATTTGTACAATGATACGAGCATTCCACTTTATAATTTAACCGGTATATTGAATAATGCATATGCGGTAACAGATGTAATTGAAACCGAAAAATGGAAGATAAACTATATAGGTGAAAATGCGCCTAATTTTTACACGACTACGTATGTGAATGGGAATAAGTATGACACTGAACCGACCGAAACTATACTATCCTACATATATATTACAAATGCAATTGATCAATCAGAATACATATATGAGATGTATGTGCCAATCGGTATTCATTTTGAAGGTAAATATAAAGGAAATAGCACAACCAACGGGTCTGGCACATTTAACCCCACAATTACATTAACTATTCCAGACGGTGGGTTTAATCCACAAATTCTTATTGGATCAAATATATTAAATATAAATCGGACAGTTGAGTTTCAAGATAATGCGAATAATATAAGTGATGTTTCGTTTAACATTACCGACAAACACGCAGACTTCTCCGGAACAATGTATATTGGAATGTTAAAAATTTCTAATATCAGACTATATACTGCTGTTGGTTATATATATACGGTTAATATTATTAATAATGTTACATTTAGCACGGGAAGTTCCGCTGACACGGAAAAATTAGCTACCGACTATTTATTTACGTACGGTTTATATTATAATCTTTCTGACGCTATTATCAAAACAACGACTAACTGTACGATTAATCACGCTGCGAGCAGCGAACCACGAGGTCAAATTCAACTAACTTCATCATCTAACGCATAATCGGTAGAACCGGTGTCACGGCATATTGGACAGCGTGTACATTTCGGTGAACAAGATGAACATATAAAATGCCCGCATTCTGGCACTACTAATTTATCAATAGGCATACTTTCATAGCATACAGGACAGTCTTCTGCAATTGTACTTTTCGCATATAGCGTTTTTATAATTGTATGTAATGAGGATATTTTTGAACGATATGTATTCATTTTACTATTATGTTCGGTTTTAACCCGACACAGATCACGTGACGTGGACGAAAGTCTTTTTCTGAAAAACTTGTTATCCGAAATCAATTTTCGGGCTTGTAGTTGCAGTTCATTATATTGTAGTTGCAACTCAGTGAACCTTATTTCAATGTGACTGTTCGTTTCAACCGGATAAGGTTTACAATTTTTTGTATACTTTGTAATGACAAACACAATCATGTTTTCACCGTCAGCACTGACTTGTGTTATCTCAACAAAGGCTACACGGCGTGATGCATTACCATTGCCTTGAACATATTGGTATATTGCATAATCTTCAAAATAATTATTAAATTCTCGGATAAGATAATCCGCATCAGGTAAATCCTGATCGCCGTATACGGGTCCAGGTCCATATGTGGTTCCATCAATTGTATGATTTGTATCTATATCATATAATTTAATCTTGTTAGGTATCCGTATTTCGTAACAGTGAACTGATTCGGATTTGTTGCGAGTAGTGTTTACAATATTGAAAGTTAAATTGTATGTCAACGTCATAAATTTGTCAATTGCAAGCTGACATAGTTCATCGCGTGTTTTTGGCATAGTAGATCTCGTTGTTGTTATTATTTGAAAGTGTATTAAATGCCGACACGCAATTCAATTTTCTAACGAGTTTCTTGCATATTATTGCTCAAAGTTGGATTTAGACATTTATGTTGACTAGGGAATATCTGGCCAGACATACATTTTGTATCTTTATCAATTTCTACACACCCTCTTCGGCCTTGATAATCACCCGCTAAACACCAATGCGTCTTACCCGATGCAATTGACGTCTGTATATTACTCGTTGATGCGTCTGTATCGGGCATTCCAGCTTTAATGTTGGAAATATTTAATGCTTTATCAAAATGCGATTTAGATACAGGGTCAAGTGCATCTCTGCTACTATCTTTCAAGATGTTTCCAACAGACTGAACTGATCCACTTGCAATATCAATTCCGGTTTTTGCAGTAAGAGATACGACATCTGCGGTTGTGTTTATAACTGCCCCCGCTGTGTATCCAAATAAAGATAGGATTTGAACGATGAGTGGTTTAAAGATGTTAACGATAGACTGGAAGAAATTGCCGAGTATTTGGAGTAGATTGCCCAAGAAATGTAATATATTTATTCCTAAAAGAGAGAATATCAGCAAAAATACCAGAAGAACAATGAGAAGGTTTTTATTGACGGTAATTCCTCCATTGCCGGTATCTAGTTTAGGAGAAGCAGAAGCCATTGTAGTATCCATTTTATAATATATATAATCAAACATATTTTTACTTGTTCGTTTGCATTTGACAAAAAAATTGTCATTTAATAATAAAATGGGTTTGTTTAGTTTCGTAGAGACCTTCTTCTTTGTCAGTTTAGGCATTACATTTATATTGATCTTGCTATTGATCTACCATTTTAGACAGCGGTTTGTAGCATTAGAACAGAAATGTGATACTATGTTTGACCTGATTAACAATATAGTGACCGAGCTGAATAGTGAACGTCGTGCCTTAAACGGGTTTGGAGAAACTGCCCCCCATATAATGTTTTATCCGGAAGCAAATGACCGTCTTACGTCTGGTGGGCAGTCTGGTATGGTAGAAGAGTTTCTCAATATGAATGATGATGAGAGTGGCAGCGACGATGATGAGAGTGGCAGTGGCAGTGGCAGTGACGATGATGAGAGTGGCAGTGACGATGATGAGAGTGGTAACGACGATGAGAGTGGTAGCGATGATGAGAGTGGTGACGATGCAGAGAATTCAGTGAAAGTTATTACATTAGAACCCTTGGAAGAACTACACGAAATGCCGATTGACGACATTGATACTTCTGATAATGACGAGAATGAAACCAGTGTTAGTTTAGTAGCAAGCGATCCAATTGTAGTAGAAAAGTTAGACGAACATTTAGAAAATCTATCCAAACCAGATGTAACTGAAAGAGTATCATCTGACGTATATAATAAGATGTCTATCCAGGCGTTAAAGGCCTTAGTTATTACCAAGGGATTGAGCAGTGACCCGAGTAAAATGAAGAAGGGGGATTTAGTGAAGCTATTAGAGACTGCCGGTCAGTAGTAAACTTATTTATAATATCTATAAATGTTATATATTATAATGTTCTCAACCGATTATGCAAATCTAGACAATGCATATACTAAACCCGAATTTGAATTTTCGCGCACTATGTATCCTCTTCACAAGGAGGTCCCTTTTCCAAAT